GTAAATGTGCCAGTTCATGGAGAAGTGCGCTTAAATGTGCCTTAAAATGCGTCTGAAGGGATGCGGAGCCACCTTTTCAACTCCTTTTTAATTCTCTTTTATTGATTTACAACCATTTACCTAAATATAGGGTATAAAAAAAGCACCCTAAATGAGTGCTTAATTTTAATTAATTAGTATTAAGGTTTAATTTTCATTATCAAATCTATAGGATAGATTTTTCAAGTATGGTTTCATGTGTTTAACGTTTTTATATTGTTGACCGTAAAAATTACAGATTTCTTTGAGTTCCTTTTTGCTTTTTCTGTTATATTCGAATTGTTCTTTATTTGCCATGTTATTCTTTTTTTATATATTCTCTAAATAGTTTTAAAGCGTCTTTAGTTGTATAATCAATATATTGATGTGAGTAAAAATTACCTTTGTAAATAGTTGATAGATATTTTAAAGATGGGTAATAATCTACGCAAATATCATTATAATATGTAGTTTTTAAAGGTTCGTAAAAACAGCCCATAATCTATTTATTTAAGTTAGTTAATCTAATTTCTTTTGTTTTTATTTTGTTTCTTATTTCATCAGTGGACAAAACACCATAATAAGCATTTGAATAAAGGAACTCTTTAAGATACTTTATTGTGGTGCGTGAATAGTCCCAATAGAAAGAATCCAGGAAAACCAAATTTTTGTTGGTGTCAATCTTGCAAATCATACTATTATAAGATTGGAAATAAATTTTAGCACCGTTTACAATTTCGAATTGGTTTGGTACTTCGTTACCACTGCGTGGGCTTTTTAATTGTGTTACTTTCATGATTTTAGTTTTTAAGGTTTTCAATTTCTTCAATTGTTGTATTGTTAATTTGATATAATAAATTTTCAATTAATTCTTCAAATGTTTCATTATCTTCTAAATCACATTCATTATAAATGAACATTTTTACACTTTCTTCCATTTTTTTATATCCCTCACTATGTTTTAATAGTTGAAAAAAATCTATAGTTTCTACATTCCAATGATAAAAATTTTTATTTTCCATAGCTTAAGCGTTTATAAATATCAATGTAAATAAGGCAATAAAAATAAGCGTTAAAATAATTTTACTTACTTTATCAATTATCTTTATTACTTTTTTTTGTTCGAATGTGTCATTTAATATGCCGTAGGGGTCATTATTAAAAATTTCGTTTAATACTTGTTCTTTTGTTTTTTGTTTCATGATAATAAATTTTAGTTAATATTTATTTTGTTTGTGATGTTTCACATATCAAAGTAAATACAGAAAGCCGAGAAAATCAACGCTATTTATAATTTTAACAAAACTTTAACAGATGCCAAAAACAAAGGGATTGAACCATTTTTTTTATGGAACAACCCCTATTGAATTTATACCCCTATTAAATTCACATCCCCATTAAATTCACATTTCCAGGTATTGAATTGCCAGGCTATTGAATTTACATCTATTGAATTTATTTTATTCTCTTAGCTTCTCTGGTGCGATAATTATAAACCTCAATGATTTCATCTTGGATGTCTCCTTGATTACTATAAATATTTAATTTTCTATTCTCTGCATTAGCTCTCAATATATTTATATCGAAGTGGGGATTTCTAATCATAATAGTTTTGAGTGAATTTATAAACTTATTCTGTTTAGCTTTAGGTGTTATCTCAGTCATGAGCAAAGCATTTGACATAACCTTATTCCCAAGCTCCTCGTTTATACTATAAGTTTTGTTCTTTATCTCTCTGGTAGAGCGACCATAATTAGTACTAAAAGCATCATTGATTGTTCCCTCTGAGAATACATGACCCCAGATTTTATATAATTCTAGTAATTTTATACAGTTAGGGTCCCCATGTTCTGCTAGATTACTTACTCTCGCTCTAACATCCCAGTTAGCCCCTACATTATTAACCTCCTCTACATCGTTAGGTATGTAATCATGGGCTATAACATAATGAACTTCCATTCCAAGCTCCTCTAAAGCTAATAGTCTATGCTGACCATCGATAACCTTAAAGTCTTTAGTTACCAGAATAGGCATTATAAGACCTCTCTTCTGAATTGCTTTCTTTATTGCTCTTAAATTGGCCCTCTTAATAGCCCTATTGTAATTAAAGAACTTAAACAACCTATAGTCCTTAGTAATTCCTACTTCAAACTTTACATTTGTTTTGTTCTGGTTTTTGAATTGGACTATTTCTGATAGTCTTTCTTGGGTTTTTTGTAACGATAATGATTCCATTTTTATTGTATTAAATTAAACTAAATAACTAAGGGGATTATCCCCTCTTGAAAAATAAGTTCCATCCTCTAAGAAGATGAAATTTTCTTGCTGAAATTTGGCACAGATATAATCTTTGCTTATATAAGTTTCTGCTTCCTCCCTACAAGCTCTCAGCCACTCCCTAAAGCATCTTTTAAGTATGATGTTAGGGTTAAGCTCCTTGTCCTCATAAACAGCCTCCCTGAGCTCTCTAAATAGGTGGACATCTGCAAAGTATCCAGTGAATAATCCATCCATATCGGATAGGTTTTTAATTATATAATGCCAGTCTATTTCTTTATACTTCCATTGCTTCTTAAACTTGCAGTAACTTTTTTCAGTTGTATCGTAGAAATCAATATTGAAGTCGGTTACTTTAGTCCCTAGTATTTTGGCAAATTCAAATAGACTATTAATAGATTCATCAGCATAGAAATATCCTGCTTTAATTGTAGCATCTGTCTCATTGTAGAGAGCCTCTATTTGAGACTCCCTACTGAGTTGGTCAAACCTAAACAACTTATCTATACCTCTCATGATTAATCTAGTTTTATTTTATCTATTATAGCTTCCTTGATTTGCTCTCGGTTATCCCAGAACCATTCGTGCCATTCTCCCTTAACTGCTGAGGTATTAAGATATTCATCTATAATATGAGTTAAGTTGTTCTCTATTGAATCTAAGGTATCTCCTACTATCTCTTCGAAGATATCTCCTTCTGGGTCGTTTGTTGGGTCTATGCTCATGAGTTCCAGATTTCTTTCATTTTCTCCACAGGGTTATTTTCTTCTTCGAGTAGGTTTGAATGATTCTCGAAATCCTCAGTGTTGATTTGTATGGTGGCTCCATTGGGACAAGCAGGAGCCTCTTGAGATATACCAACACAATCGATATAGCTATTCCCATCTTTATCATTCTTGGGAGTGGGTATTGAAATCCTATCTGAAATCAGATTCAGAAAGTAGCACCATTGTTCTGGTGTGGTCGTATTATAAAAGTCTATTACTTTTTTGAATTTAGTTGTCATAATTATTTGTTATTAAAGTTAAACGTTTTACCACCTATCTTAATCCAGATAAGTTTAGCATAATTGATAAACCTATGACCATCGTTATTCATGTCGAATACTGGAATAAGGTTAGCTGTGATTGGGTCGAAGTTCCGACCTTTACCTGTAACGTGTTTTACAACACCTGTTCTACAGTTCATGGTTCTGATAGAGCCATCTTTCTTAACGAACTTGGCAGAGAATACTTTGCCATTCGATACTTTGTCTAGAATTTCTTGTAATGTAATAGTCATAATGTTATTGTTTTAAGTGTTAATCTGAGTGCAAGATAGTAATTATTTTCCAACTGCCAAATAAAATAAAAAAAAAAGAACCACCCTTTTACAGATGGCTCTCAAACCAATTATTAACTAAAAATTTACAATGAAACAATCAAATCTATAAATTATTTTTGACTCTACCAAATTAAAACAATAACTTTTGATTAGGTTGATTTGAATTTATGGATTTTAAACACGAAATTAATATATGTTTTCCTAATTCATAATGGACCAGGTTTCGAGCTATTTTTAATTTCCTTTGATTACCCTTATAACTTCTTAAATCTACCTCATGGAAAGATTCATGTTCTGAAATTGTGCCAGTATGTATATTAGCATCTTTGACATCAATTAAAGGTATATTGAAGTTAGACCAAAATAAATGCCTCCCTAACTTTCTACAATTAAGTAGTGGTTTGTAAAAAGGAACTACATTTTCAACAACCCACTTACCATCAAAATAATTATCTAAAAATAAGATTTCCTCGTACAGTTTCATGTCTGGAAAAACTGGTTTGTGAACACCTCCTTTAGAAGCCCAAAACCTGGCTCGGCTATGAGTTGGACATGGAGGACTACTCCATATAAAATCAAAATCTCTATAGTGGTCTAATAAATATTGATGAGCATCCCCTACAATAACATTATCCTCTGGAAATCTTTCTTTATAAATCCTGGCAAGTTCTTCGTCTAATTCAACAGCAGTTACTTGGATATCTGAGACATTACTCCACTTATATCTATTACCTCCTAAACAAGCATATAAATTCAATATCTTCATAATTGTTTATTTTACAATATACATTCCTTTAGGAACTGAACGAGTCAGCATATACTGAACTGCGTACCTCAAACTATCAATCAAGTGATTGAAATTTTCAATCGGTTTTATTCCGTTTACTGCCCATGCATAGTTATTGAACTCTTTGACTAAGTTCTCCCCCTCTACATTTATAGTATAGTCTTGCATCAGTGCAATACCAGATAAGATACTACCTTTCTTTTTTATCGTAGGGCTTAAATTCAAGCCTCTAGTGGAGAGCTCGGCAATTAAGCGGGGCTCAGAGTTATCGCAGATAATTAGCTCCTTTCCTGCGTGTCTGATACATTCATCGTATAGATTAGAAGTAACCAATCCTTTTTTATATAGATATTCTTTTGCCCAGATTATTTTTCTATCTTTGTCAATGGCAACTTTTACAAGGGCTGAAGCGTCTCTGGAGAATCCCCAATCCAATCCCCATGCCTTTAAATCTATACCCTCATTGAATTGTCCAATCTGCCAGTCAGTGAAGATTACACCCTCAGCCTTTTGGAGCCAACCTCCCATTATCTGGTGCTTGAATTTATCGGGTCTCCTTACCTTCATCTCCCCTAATTGATTCACAAAGGAATCACTTAAATTCTCAACGTTATCTTGGTAGGTGGTATGGATATAATTCACATTATTCTTCTCTCCATTGAATCCATCTGGTATCTCCCTGTTCTGGTAGAACCTCTGGTATATCCAATGTTCTTTTGTAGTAGGGTTTAGAATTAATAGGCATCTGTTCTTTACACCTTTGGCACGAATAGAATAATCTATCTTATCAAAACTCTCCTCATCATTAAGCTCTTCTGCTTCATCCAATACAAAGGTATTGACCCCACTAATAGATTTAAGCTTTGCAGTCTCGTCTCCACTAGCAGTCTTAATC